GTGGACTAAAACTTTATAATGACATTAAGGAGGTGTTATAATGGCAATACGAGCACGATCAAACAACGGAACTTATTTGATTGATGTTACACATAAAGGTGTACGTTTCAGAGATACTTTTGCTGCTACAGAAAGTCATGCAAAAGTTATCGAAGCAACTGCACTTGATGCACTTGTTAAAGGTCAAGATCCAAGTGAGGTTTTACGCAATGTATCACCTTCTTCACGTCAAAACCTATCCATGAGTGGATTACTTACACAAACGATTAATAGATATTGGCAAGATAAAGACACAAAACAACTTTATAATGCTAATATTGTAGTTGATATTATTGGTAAGAATACACACATAAAAGATGTTGATGAAAATGTTGTTGATAATCTTATTATCCAGCTAATGAATAAAGGTAATTCAAATGGTACGATCAATAGGAAACTAGCTGCACTTTCAAAGATGCTCACGTTTGCATGGAAAAGGAAACTCATTACTTTTAAGCCAACTATTGAATGGCTTAAAGAAGGTAAAGGACGTAAACGATTTTTTACAGATCAGGAAGAAAAAAAATTAATACAGATATTAAGACACGCAGATTTTAATTATTTTGCAGACTTTGTAGAAGTATTGATTGATACTGGTTTTAGGAAATCAGAGCTTATGGGTCTTGAGAAACGAGATATAATGAATGGTAATGCAACAGTTTATGATACTAAGAATGGTCTCAATAGAACTGTACCACTTACAGATCGAGCTCAAAGAATACTAAGTAAATATGAAGGTGATAAACCTTTTGCAGGATTTAGCGATAATGATGTTAGGTTCCAATGGAATTATGCACGCGAACTTATGGAATTATCAAAAGATAAGCAATTTGTACTTCATGTTTGCAGACACACATGTGCTTCAAGATTAGTGCAACGTGGCGTATCATTATTAGTTGTGAAAGAATGGCTTGGTCATAAATCACTTTCGCAAACATTAGTGTATGCACATCTTGCACCTAACAATTTACAAGAAGCAGTGAAAGTGCTAAATGGTTAATTTGGTTAGGCCTCGTGATGGAATGGTAGACATAATGGACTTAAAATCCATGCCCTTTTGGGAGTGCCGGTTCAAGTCCGGCCGAGGCTACCAAAGCTGAGACATACGTTGTGACATATGTCTCAATAACGGAAGGAGTAAGATAAAGAACGGCGGGAAAATAAGGAATATTTTATGTACTATCATCAACGCATAAGACTTAAAATATTTATTGTAGATAATACATCAGTGTATTAATCAATATTACCTTACTTTTCTATTAAAAAAAATCAACAATACATTAGTGTATTAAATGATATAATATTTTAATCTTGTGACATATATTTGTGACACGGAAAGGTATAGATGAATTACAATTTAGAGCGCAGACAATTAGAGCTTGAAGAAGAATCAAAACTAAATGGTGGTAAGCGAACGATGGATCGCATACTGAAGCATGTAGAGAATAAATCAGAATCATTAACAACTTATGGAAAACGCATAACTTCTGCTACAGTTAATAAAGTAGCTATTGCAATTAAAGAAAAACTATTAGAAGTTAATACTGGTCCTAAATTAATATCACATGAGAAACTAAAATTAATAGATCATTATACTGCAGCCACAATAACCATACGTTTTATTGTAGATGCTATCAGTACAAAAGGAAGAAAATTTACAGCAACAGCAATTGCATTAGGTGGTAAGATTGAAGATGAAATTTGGGCGAACGAATTACATGAATACAATCCATATTTAATAGAAAAAGTAATTGATGATATTGATTCTCGATCTGTACATTATGGTTATAAAAAATTTAAATTAAATCAAACACAAAAAAAATTAAGTTATGAGTATAAACCTTGGACTACTAAAGAGAAGCTACATGTTGGTGAAGCTTTATTTGGTATATTCATACAAGTAACGGGTGCAATTAGTATAAAACCAAAACCATATAGAGGTAAAACATATAACGTAATTGTTTGTGAAGATAAAACTCTTGAATGGATAAGTAACTCAAATAACTTTAATGAATTTTTAAATCCTGAGCATTTTCCGATGGTCGTTCCTCCACGCGATTGGTCAACTCCATTTAATGGAGGTTATCGCAGAACTAAAGGGATATTCCTAGTTAAAGGACACAGAATAACATCTCACATGAATTATCTTGAAGAGCTAAAACAATATGAAATGCCAGAAATATACGATTCAATTAATTCTTTGCAGCAGACTAAATGGAAGGTTAATAGTAAAATACTACAAGTTTTAAAGACTTGTTTTAATGATGGCAATAGAAGTAGAGGTAAATTAATAAATAATGAATTAGTTGATTTACCAAATAAACCACATGATATTGCTACCAATAAAGAGAGTTTAAAAAAATGGAAAGCACAAGCTGTTGCTGTTTATACAAGCAATGAAAGAACTAAATCTAAAAGACTAGCACTTGCAAAAACAATTTATCTTGCAGAAAAGTTTGAAGAGTTTGATAACATATATTTTGTTTGGACATTAGATTTTAGAGGACGTGCATATCCTGTTCCACCATATTTAAATCCACAAGGACCTGATTATGCAAAAGCACTACTATCATTTGGCGAAGCAAAAGAATTAGGTGAATCAGGTGTTCGTTATCTTGCTATACATTTAGCTAATGCGTATGGTTACGATAAAGTAAGTCTTAATGAAAGAGTACAATGGGCAAAAGATAATTCAGAAGTAATTAAACAATGTGCTGACACACCATTTGAAAATAAATTTTGGGAAGAAGCAGATAAACCATTTCAATTTTTAGCAGCATGCTTTGAATGGGCAGGATATTTAAAAGAAGGTATAAATTATAAATCAGATTTATCCGTTCATTCTGATGGTTCATGTAATGGTTTACAACACTTTAGTGCAATGCTTAGAGATGAAGTTGGAGGTAAAGCTGTTAACTTATTACCTTCAGATCAACCAGAAGACATTTATGGAATGGTTACTGATGTAGTTAAAACTAAATTAAATGCTGATGATTCACTTTACTCTAATAATTGGAAGTCCGTTGGCATAACAAGAGATGCTAGTAAGAGGAGTGTGATGACTCTTCCTTATGGTTCAACTAGATATTCTGCAACGGAATTTGTAGACGAATATATACAGAAACGTCTTGATAAAGGTGAAGAGTTAAATTTTAATGATCGTCAAAAGCAAGCTATTTATTTAGCTGGTCAAGTATGGCAATCTATTGGTGATGTTGTAGTAAAAGCACCTGAAGCTATGGAGTGGTTACAAAAAGTAGCAAGACTTTGTGCAGAACAAAAGACACCAGTATTTTGGTTAACACCTTTAGGATTTCCAGTACGACAAGCTTACTATTCTTCTGAAGAAACTGTTGTCAGAACAAAGATGATGGGAAGAATAAGAATAAGATCAACAACAAACAAAGTAGATAAGAGACGACAAGCAAATGGTATTTCACCAAATTTTGTGCACTCGCTTGATGCTACTGTGATGTTGCTTACAACTAATTATGCCAAACAAAAAGGCGTAGAAAATTTTGCGATGGTTCATGATTCATTTGGAACTCATGCAGCAAATCAAGAATTATTAAATGAATGTTTAAGATTAGCATTTGTAGATTTATATTCACAAATAGATCCGCTTGAGGCTTTTCTTGAATATGCGTTACAAATAATTCCTGAAAAACACCATCACAAAATACCTGAGTTACCACAAAAAGGTAACTTAGATATTAATGAAGTATTGAAGGCTGACTATTTTTTCAGTTAATCAATACACTAGTGTATAATAGGTACACCCTTTAGAAATAAAATATTTAATGAGGTTATATGGAAGATAAATATTTAAAAATAACTACACCACTTGGAATAGCTAAGTGGCCTTGGCTTACGAAAGCAGATACTAAGTTTGATGCTAATGGAGTATTTAAAACTGATTTATTACTATCATCATCAGATACAAAAAGTATTGCTAGCCAAATAAAAGCTTTTTATGAAAAGCATTTTCCAAATTCAAAAGGAAGAATGCCTTATAAAAAAGATGTTGATGATACCGGCAAAGAAACAGGTAATTATATTTTTAAGTTTAAAACTAAAAATAAACCAGCTGTTTTTGATGCAAGTGGAAAACCAATGAAAGACATAAATGTATTTGGTGGTTCAAAAATAAAAGTATCGGCAACAGCAGCACCTTACAGTGCAGCAGGAAACAAAGGCGTTACGCTTTATTTAAATGCTGTACAAGTAATTGAGCTTGTAACAGGTGATACAGGTTCGTCAACTAGCTTTGGCTTTAATGCTGAAGATGGTTATACGCATGAAGCAGGAGAGACTGAAAGTGTAGAAGAAAACACTGAAAGCTCTGCTGATGACTTTTAGAGGCAATTACACAAGTAAACGTGCTCGTTCCTTAGGATTTAGATCAGGTTTTGAAATTAATATTGCAAAACAATTAGATAATTTAAAAGTTAAGTATTCATATGAGTCTCTTAAAATTAATTATATTAAACCAGTTAAGCAATCTTATTATAAACCTGATTTTATCCTTGATAACAAAATCATTATTGAAGCTAAAGGATTATTTAGTAGCAAAGATAGACAAAAACATGTGCTCGTAAAAGAGCAGCACCCTGAACTCGACATAAGGTTTGTGTTTAGTAATTCAAAAATAAAATTAAATAAAAAATCTAAAACTACATATGCAATGTGGTGTGAAAAGAATGGATTTTTATATGCAGATGAAAGGATCCCAAAAAGTTGGCTGTATGATAAAAAAGACAGGATTAAAAAATAGAGAAAAAACTAACTGCATACAAATTGTACGAACGAATACTACTCCAGATGTAGATTTATCTAAACACGATTTAAATAAGCAAGAATTAGAAAAAGGAAATTTAGGTATAGGTCATCATTTTATAATTAAGCTTGATGGTACTATAGAAAAAGGAAGAGACATTAATAAGATCGGTAGTGGTCGTGATGATGCAATATCATTGTGTGTTGTTGGTGGTCTAAATGAAAACAAAGAAGAAGATAAAAACTACACAGAAAAACAACGTGTGTCGTTTGGTAAAATAATAGATTTTGTTTACAAAACTTATGGAGTCAATGAAGTAGTATGAGAATTATTTTGGAAGGACCTGACTGTTCAGGCAAAACAACTCTTGCAAAACATTTATTAAATGATTTTAAAAATTATAAATATATTCATAACAGTTTAGATGATAACAAAAATTTTGTGTGGCGTAATGAAGATAGAAAAATAATATCTACACATAATTCATTATATTATTCACATGTTAATTCACTTAAACATCATCGTAATGTTATTATAGATAGGTTATGGCCTAGTGAATTTGTATATGGAAATTTATTTAGAAATAAAATTGAATATAATATTAAAGATTTAAAAAAACAAATACAAAAATATAAACCAGTTTACATTGGGTGCTTACCACCAAAGCATCTTGTTTTAAAATTTTTCAAAAGAAGATTAAACGATAACGATGAGGATTTTGATACAGTCTCAAATGTTTACGACATGTATGAATTTTTATTTGACACATGTAGTGAATTTTTTCTTTTTGATTATGAAGTTGAAACAGTAGCACAATTTACAAGGAGGTTTAAAGATGAATATAAACACAGTTTGGCAAAAACTAATTAAAGATTTAATAAAAGAAGTTGGAACTTATAGTCCACGTGGTTCTGCTACAAAAGAAATATTAGGTTATCAAACTATTATCGACATGAGTAATCCGTTTTTAGATATACCAAAAAGAAATCTTGGTAAAAATTTTAGATTTGCAGAAGCTGCGTGGATATTATCAGGAGATAATCGTGTTAAAACAATTGCACCATATTCTAAAATGATAAGTATTTTTAGTGATGATGGAGTAAGATTTTTTGGAAGTTATGGTCCAAAAATAATAGATCAAATCTCATATGTTGTAGATACGTTAAACAAAGATGAACAATCAAGACAAGCAGTTATAAATATTTGGAGAGAAAAACCTGGTCCAAGTAAAGATATACCTTGCACTTGTAGTTTACAATTTTTAATTAGAAATAAAATGTTGCATTGTGTGGCAACAATGAGATCAAGCGATGCTTGGTTAGGTTGGCCTTATGATGTTTTTAATTTTACTTGTGTTTCAATCTATACACTTCTGCAATTAAAACACCTACACAATAAAATATATGCAATAGGTAATTTAACCTTAAATGCTGGATCACAACATCTTTATGATAAAAATTGGGAGTTAGCTAGACAATGTAGATTTAGTGATGTTGGTAATGACAATTATAAAATACCTTTTGGAAATTTTAAAGAACCAGATGAACTAATAGAATATTTGTGGAGTAATGCACGTGGCTAATTTTGTTAAACATGAACCGTGTCCATCATGTGGATCAAAAGATAATCTTGCAAGATATGATGATGATTCGGCGTATTGTTTTGGTTGTGAGTATTATGAAGGAGACAAAGAATTTTTTGAAGAATATCTAGGTAAGGAGAAACCATTGAATAATTTAGGAGAAATAAAACATCTAGCAAAAAGAAAAATATCATTAGAAACTTGTAAAAAATATAATTATAGAGTTGGAACATTCAATGACAAAAGTTGTCATATAATGGATTATGGTGCAGCAAGTAAATTCAGATTTAAAGATAAAAGTTTTAGTTGGAAAGGTGATGCTAAAGCAGCTAAGCTTTTTGGTGAAAAATTATTTAAGAACAAAGACGGTAAACGAATTATAGTTACTGAAGGTGAGATTGATTGTTTAAGTATCAGTCAAGTGTTTGGTAATAAATGGGAAGTTGTTTCAATTAAAAATGGTGCTGCTTCTGCTGACAAAGATATTAAAGGAAGTTTAGAATTTTTACAATCATATGAACAAGTAGTATTTTGTTTTGACCAAGATACAGTTGGTCAACAAGCAGCAAAAAAGTGTGCTGACCTTTTTACTCCGGGTCAAGCACGCATTGCTGTTCTACCTTTAAAAGATGCAAATGATATGCTTGTCGCTGGTCGAGTTAAAGAATTAATACAATCTATATATGATGCTAAAGTTTATAGACCTGATGGTATTATAGATGGTGCATCTTTATTTGAAGAAATATCTACAAAAGATACTAATGATTCAGTTCCTTATTGTTACAAAGAATTAAATACTAAAACATATGGATTACGTAAAGGTGAATTAGTTACTATTACTGCTGGAAGTGGAATTGGTAAATCACTAGTATGTAGAGAAATAGCTTATGATTTAATTGTAAACCATAATAAAAAAATAGGTTACATTGCACTTGAAGAGTCAGTAAAGAAAACAGCATTAAGTTTATTATCTATTGATTTAGAACAACCACTACATATTAATAATGATGTAGAAACAAAAACATTAGAACAAAGTTTTAATAAAGTTTTATCAAAAGGTAATGTGTTATTCTATGACCATTTTGGTTCATTAGAATCTGATAACTTAATTAATAGAATAAGATATTTAGCAATAAGCTGTAACTGTGATTATATAATTTTAGATCACATAAGTATTGTTGTTTCAGGTTTAGAAGGTGGTGATGAAAGAAGAGCCATTGATAATGCAATGACTAAACTTAGATCATTGGTAGAAGAAACAGGTATTGGTTTAATACTAGTATCACACTTAAAAAGACCACAAGAAAAAGGGCATGAAGAAGGTGCACATACATCTTTATCACAACTTCGTGGATCTGCGGGTATTGGACAATTAAGTGATATAGTTATTGGATTAGAGAGAAATCAACAAAGTGATAAAAATTCTCACATCACTACATTACGTATTTTAAAAAATAGATTTAGTGGTGATACCGGTAAAGCCGGCCAACTAATTTATAATCCAATAACAGGAAGATTAATAGAGTATGATAACAATCTCGAAGAAGGATTATGAAGTATATTTAACTAATTTAATATTTGCAGCTGTAAAAGAAGTTGAAAAATCGTCAAGATCAGTAATTATTCCGGTGCACTGTGACCACGACTTACTAAAAATAAATTTAATGCTTAATGAATTAATATTTCAATATCCAGAAACTATAAACATTACTGCAGAAAAATTAACAACACACTAGGAGGATTATGAAATATTGTTTTGATATAGAAACTGATGGATTATTAAACGACGTTACTAAAATTTGGTGCATTGTATTAAAAGACATTGATACAAATGAAGTATTTAAATATGGACCAGGAAATGTGCATGATGGTGTTATTAAAATGCAAGGTGCTGAATTATTAATTGGTCACAACATTATTGCTTTTGATTTACCAGTAATACAAAAAATATATAAGCATTCCAAAATGAAAGACGGAGTGTTTGATACACTTGTTGCCACTCGTTTAGTTTGGTCTGATATTAAAGAGCATGATTTTAAAAATGTTAATAAAGGATTCCCAACAAAACTTATTGGTCGTCATAGTTTAAAAGCTTGGGGTGTAAGATTAGGAAATAATAAACAAGAAATAGAAACTGATTGGTCTGAATTTACTGATGAGATGTTAGAGTATTGTGTGCAAGATGTAGAAGTAACACACACACTTTATAAAAAAATAATAGAAAAAAATTATTCACAACAATCATTAGAGCTAGAACACAGCTTACAAAAACTTTGTGTGCAAATGATGCACAACGGTATTGGTTTTGATTTAGATAAAGCTAAAAAACTTTATGCAAATTTATGTGAACAAAGAAATAATTTAGAACAAGAACTACAAGTCACGTTTCCTCCGTGGGAAGTTGAAACGCCTTTTACTCCTAAAGTTAATAATAAAAACCGTGGGTATGTAAAGGGCGTTCCTTTCATTAAAAGAAAAGAAATAGTTTTTAATGCTGGTTCAAGAGATCATATAGTTGATAGATTGAAAACAATTAAAGGTTGGAAGCCAAAAGATTTTACACCTGATGGCAAACCAAAAATGGACGAGGAAATTTTAAATACATTACCATATCCTGAAGCAAAATTACTAAGTAAATATTTTGTAATACAAAAGCGTATTGGTATGGTAGCTGAAGGTGCACAAGGTTGGTTGAAACAAGAACGCAACAATAGGATATATGGAAGTATTAATACTAATGGAGCAGTAACAGGAAGAGCAACACACTCACATCCGAATATTGCGCAAGTGCCTGCTGTATATGCACCTTATGGTAAAGAGTGTAGAGAATTATTTTGCTCACCAAAAGATAAAATATTAATTGGTGTTGATGTTTCAGGTTTAGAGTTACGTATGCTTGCACATTATATGGCTAAATATGATAATGGTGAATATGCAGATATTGTTGTTAATGGTGATATACATACACACAATCAAAAAGCTGCTGGTTTAGAAACACGTGATTTATCAAAACGTTTTATTTATAGTTTTCTTTATGGTGCAGGTGCAGCAAAGATAGGTAATGTAGTTGGTGGTAATATGCGTGATGGTGCAAAATTAAAAAAGAAATTTCTACAACAGATGCCTGCATTAAATATGTTAATACAAACAGTGCAAGATAAAGCTGAACGAGGATATTTAGTAGGATTAGATAAAAGAAAAATTGCTGTGAGAGCTGCATTTAGCGCACTCAACACATTACTACAAGGAGGCGGTGCCATTGTCTGTAAACAATGGATTCATGAATTACGTAGTATTTTTAATAATGATGTAAAACTAGTTGCGTGGGTTCATGATGAAATAATCATTGAAACAACAAAGGAACTTGCCGATGACATTGCCAAACAAGCAGTTGATGCAATTGGAAGAGCTGGTGAAAGTTTACAACTTAGAGTTAAACTTACAGGTGACGCCAGAATCGGAAACAATTGGTCTGAAATACATTAAGAATAGAATTAATAGTAGAGTAAGAAAAATTAAATACAGAGCAAAAAATAAAGATATTCCATTTAATACTACGTTTGAATATTTATTAGATATTTTCCCAACAAATTTTAAATGTCCTGCTTTAAATGTATTTATGAATTTTGATGAATACAATCATCAACCAACAATAGACAGAATTGTACCTGAATTAGGTTACGTTGAAGGCAATATTATATGGGTTAGTTTTATGGCTAATCGCATAATGAGCGATGCTGCTCCTGACGAAGTAAAATTAGTTGGCAAATTTGCTGAAAAAATTTTTAAACAATTTTATCCAAAACTATACACTAATGTATTAAATAAAAAGGAAGATAATATGAAAAGAAGAACATTATTAATTGATGGCGATATTGTGTTGTATCAAGTTTCATCTCAATGTGAAATAGCTACGGATTGGGGTGGTGGTATGTGGACACTACATTCAGATTTAAATCATGGTATTCCATTATTTAATAGACAGATAGAAGCTTATAAAGAAAACCTACAAGCAGATGATGTTATTATATGTTTAACTGGTTACGATAATTTTAGAAAAAAATTATTTGCTGATTATAAAGCTAACAGGCAAGATAAAAGAAAACCATTAATACTTGGTGCCTTGCGTGAATACGTTGAAGAACGTCACACATGCTTATGTGAAAATACATTAGAAGCTGATGATGTGATGGGGATGAAAGCACAAGAAGGTTCATCAGTAGAAGAATATGTTATTGTAAGTATTGATAAGGATATGAAGTCTGTACCATGTTTACTATCATCAGATGGTCATGAAATACAAACAATCACACAAGAAATGGCTGATTACAATTTTGCTTCACAAACTTTAATTGGCGATAATACAGATAATTTTCTAGGTTGTCCTTCAATAGGACCAAAAAAAGCTTCACTTATTTTAGATGCAGCTGAAGATGGTTATTGGAACTCAATAGTAAAAGCTTTTGAGAAAGTAGGATTAACAGAAGATGACGCCATTACACAAGCACAAATGGCTTACATTTTAAGAAACAAAGATGATTATAATTTTAAAACAAAGGAAGTAAAAATATGGCAGCCGACAGTATAAAAGATTTATTTGATGATAAAGTTGATCCAAGTAAAATTGATCCTGAACATTATAATAAACACCCAATACAACCAATTAATTTTATAATTGCTAATAAATTAAACTTCTGTGAGGGAAATGTTATCAAGTATATTTGCCGTTACAAACACAAGAATGGCATAGAAGATTTAAAGAAGGCAAAACAGTATATTGATTTCTTAATAGATGGTGGTTTATGATTAAAAACAGATACCTCTATAGGAAAAATAGCGGCAAAATAGTGTCTGATGATATTGTTTTACCGGCTAATATTGATGATTTAATCACTTTATTAGATAAAACTTTTCCACTTAGCAAACCAGAATTAAGTGCATCATTATCAGATGTGCAGCGTAAAGCTGGACAACGTGATGTAGTTGATTGGTTGATAGACCTAAAAAAACAAAGGGACACTAATGTGCTTAGCTCGAAGTAATACTCCTGCAGTAACTCAAAGACCAGATCCTACAAATAAATATAAGGACGGCAATATTTTTGATCCACTACCGGAGCCAGAAGAAACCACAACAGATACCTCGTCTACTAATAGTAATAATAACACTAGTGATAACGAAGAGAAACCTCCAGGTTGGGGTGAAGGTACTATTGGCGGTTTAACTACAGGTCTTACTATACCATCACCTGGTATCAGTGGATGGACAAACGTAAACCCACACAAATAGGAGAAAATATATATGTGTTTTGGCGGATCAAGTGCTCCTCCTCCACCACCACCAACTCCATCAACACCAGTGCAACCAGATAATCAGGAAGATTTAACTCCTGAAATTGAAATTGCAGGTGATGAGGGATTAAGTGCAGAAGAGGAAGAGTTAAATAAGAATAAAACTGGCTCATCAGGATTGAATACAAGTGTTGGCACTGGTTCAATTTCTGGTGCTGGATTAGAAATACCTAATTAATTATTATGCAATATAGTGATAAAACGGCGAAACAACGCTACAATGATATGACTGAATATCGCGAACATTATTTAAATCGTGGTCGTGAATGTTCTGAATTAACTTTGCCGGCGTTATTACCAGAAGATGGTGTTAATCACACAAGTGATTTATATACTCCTTATCAATCTGTTGGTGCACGTGGTGTTAATAATTTAGCAAGTAAACTTTTATTATTATTGCTTCCACCAAACCAACCATTTTTTAGATTAAATGTTGACGGCAAAACTAAAGAAGAAATGGATTTACAACCTGAAATCAGATCTGAAATAGAGAAGTCTTTAGCTAAAATAGAAAGAGAAGTAATGTCAGAAATAGAACAACTGGCAATACGCGTTCCTGTCTTTGAAGCTTTAAAACATTTAGTTATTACAGGAAACACATTGGTATATATGCCAAGAAAAAATACAATGCGTGTATTTCCTCTTTCACAGTATGTTTGTAGAAGAGATCCTGAAGGAAACTTATTAGAATTAGTTGTAAAAGAAACTGTATCTCCTTTTACATTTAACGAAGAAGATCAAGAAGAAATATTAAAGAACGAAGAAGATGCACAATCAACAGATGAAATAGATTTATATACTCATATATATTTATTACCTAATAAAAAATTCTATGTTTGCCAAGAAGCAAATGAATATAAATTACCAAGTTCAGTTGGATCATACACACAAGAAAATATGCCTTGGCAAGTTTTACGTATGGTTCGTGTAGACAATGAAGATTATGGAAGAGGATATGTTGAAGAATATCTTGGTGATCTTAAGTCACTAGAAGGTTTATCACAAGCACTTGTAGAAAGTGCAGCAGCATCAAGTAAAGTTGTATTTATGGTAAGACCAAATTCATCAACAAAAAAAAGAGAATTATCAATTGCTAATAATGGTGATATTATTACTGGATCAAAAGATGATGTTTCTACATTACAAGTAGAAAAACAATATGATTTAAGAGTAGTAGCAGAAGCAATACAGAAATTTGAAGAGCGATTATCATATGCGTTTCTTTTAAATTCTGCAGTACAAAGACAAGCTGAAAGAGTTACAGCAGAAGAAATAAGATATATGGCAAATGAGTTAGAAACAGCACTTGGTGGTGTTTACTCATTATTGTCACAAGAGTTTCAATTACCTTTAGTAAAAATACTAATGCAACGTATGTCATCAAAAGGTGATATACCTAAGTTACCTAAAGGTACTGTAAGACCAACAATCATTACTGGTGTTGAAGCATTAGGAAGAGGAAATGACTTACAGAAATTGAGAGAGTTCACGGCAGAAATTGGACAAATTGCTCAGATGAATCCTGAAGTCGTTCAAATGTTAAATCTAACTGATTTAATTAAACGAATAGCAACAGGACATGGAATTGATACTGAAGGTTTAATTAAATCTCAAGATCAACTTGCAGCAGAGCAACAAGCCCAACAACAACAAATGCAACAACAACAATTAAATGACACAATGCAACAAGCAGCTCCTGGAGTTGCTGGTAAAGTTGCAGACATGGTTGCACAACAACAGGAGATGAATAATGGTTGAAGCCGTTGAAATCAAACAAGAAGAAACTACACAAGAAAAACCTGAAGCTGAAGCACAGCCACAAGTTGAAACAAGACCAGATTGGTTACCAGAGAAATTTGCAACAGCAGAAGAAATGGCTAAGTCATATTCTGAATTAGAATCTAAAATTGGGCAACCAAAAGAAGAGACTAAAGAAGAAGCAAAACAAGAACCGGCAAAAGAAACATTAGAAATAGATAAAGCGGAAGAAGCTGTTGAAGCTGCTGGTTTAGATATGACTCAATTACAACAAGAATATAATGAAAAAGGACAGCTTGATGAAAAATCTTATGAGTCATTAGAAAAAGCTGGAATACCTAAAAGTTATGTAGATCAATTTATTAAAGGGCAAGAAGCAATTGCCTCACAATTACAGAACACAATTAAAGGTGAAGTTGGTGGTGCAGACAAATACACTGAAATCACATCATGGGCTAAAGATGCTTTAAACCCTACTGAAATACAAGCCTTTAATAAAACAGTTAACGGTGGAGATCTTGAAGCCGTTAGACTTGCAGTAACAGGTCTTAAAGCAAGATTTGATTCTGCAAATGGAAGTGAGCCAAACTTATTATCAGGTAAAGCTAGTAGTGATTCTCCTGGTGGTTATGGTTCGTGGGCACAAGTAACTGAAGCAATGAAAGATGCAAGATACACTGCTGATCCTGCTTACAGACAATCAGTGCAAGATAAAATTTCTAAATCAAACTTATAGTTGTGCAACATGGTATATGTGGCAACTGCGTAACATAATAAGTCAAATAACTTGACCCTCTACGGAGGATAATCTTGATTTATAAAACTAGTTTATGTGAAGCTTTTAGAAAACAATATTTAATCATAGGAGATTAAAATGACAGCAGCAAGTCCAGCTAGTATCGGTCGCGTCAATGCAGCCGGTAGTGAAGACGCGTTATTTCTGAAAGTCTTTGCGGGAGAGGTATTAACCGCTTTCGAAAGATCTAGTGTAACGCAAGGCGCAGAAATGGTGAGAACTATTTCTAACGGAAAGTCCGCTTCGTTTCCAGTAATGGGAAGAATTGCAGCGGCTTACCACACACCTGGTGCAGAAATTGTCGGAACAGACGTAAATCATAATGAGAAAGTCATTACAATAAACGATTTATTAGTAAGTTCTGCGTTTTTAGCATCAATTGAAGAAGCAAAAAACCATTGGGACGTAAGGTCGGCGTATAGTGCCGAGATCGGGAGAGCATTAGCTTTCCAAAAAGATAAACACATCTTACAAACTATTGGTCAGGCAACACTTGGTAGTGCAAATATAACTGGTGGTGACGCTGGTACAGTATTAACTAATACAGGTATTGCTTCCGCAACAGCAGCTACAGCAGCAAATGCAATGATTGATTCATTGTTTGATGCTGCATCTAACTTAGATTCACACTACGTTCCAAAAGAAGGTAGAAAATGTTTCTTAAGATTAGAAGAATACTACAAATTAGCAAATGCTACTAATGCAGTTAATATTGACTTTAGTGGTGGAGCTAATGGTGGTGTAGCAGAAGGTAAAGTAATGAAGGTAGCAGGGATTGAATTAATTCCAACTCCTCATTTCGTTGCATCAAACGTAAACTCTGGAGTAGATCAAGGATCAGCAACACAAGGTGGATCAAATCCACAAGCTGTTAACTTATCTAACTTCGTGGCTCTAGTATGTCACCCTTCAGCAGCAGGTACAGTAAAATTAATGGATCTGGCAACTGAAATGGAATATGACATTCGCAGACAAGGTACATTAATGGTGTCTAAGTATGCGATGGGTCATGGCGTATTAAGACCAGAAGCAGCAGTAGGTATTAAAGAAGCGTAAGCTTTTTAATTATTACTAAACTAAGGGAGCATTATTGCTCCCTTTTTTTCATTTTAAGGAAATCAATGACATTTAGAATTACACCAACAACAGAACTAGAAGCTGTTAATACATTATTAAGTATTATCGGCGAAGCTCCTGTAAGTCAGATTACAAGCAATACAGGTGTTGATGTTTCTATTGCTTTACAAATACTAGGTGAAACTAATGTAGAAGTACAATCAAGAGGTTGGCACTATAATACAGAAGTAGAAAAAACTTTAGTACGCGATAGCGATAATAAAATTCCAGTATCAAGTAATGTTGTGCAAGTTGATGCACATAAAGATTACAGACTTGAATATGATATTACACTTCGCAACGGATATTTATATGATTTAAAAAATAAAACTGATGTGTTTACAAGCTCAATAATTGTAGATGAAGTTGCAGTGCAACAATTTGAACACATACCAGAATACGCAAGAAAATTAATTATTTGTAAAGCCGGTAGAAAATTCCAAGCACGTATGGTTGGATCTTCAGAACTAGCAGGTTTTACACAACAAGATGAAAACGAAGCTACTATAAATGCAGAAAGATCTGATGCAGCAAATGGTGATTACAATTTACTTAGTGGCAACACATCAACCTTTAATATTATTAACAGACCAATAAGAAGAAGTTACTAATGCCTGTTATATCTCAATCAATACCCAATCTAATTAATGGAGTAAGTCAGCAAACAGCTACTCAGCGTAATGTTACACAAGCAGAAATACAAGAAAATGCTCAATCAAGAGTAGTTGAAGGTTTATCAAAAAGACCATCATTAGATTATTCTGCAACATTAGATGCTAGTAATGTTTATCCAACAAATGCAGCAATTCATGGTGTTCAAAGAGATGCTAATAATGCTTTTATAACTGCTTTTACAAATCAAAATGTAAAAGTATGGAACTTATCAGGTGTTAATAAAACTGTAAGTTTTCCAAATGGTAATGCTTATCTAACTTCATCAAATCCTAAAGAAGATTTTAAATTTGTTTCTGTAGCAGATTTTACTTTTGTTGTTAACAAAGCTAAAATACCTGCGATGGCTGCAGCTACAAGCACTGCAAAAATAGAACGTGCTTTAGTTTACGTTAAACAAACTAACTATGGTAGAAGTTATGAAGTAAAAGTTAAACACCCAAGCATGTCATATGAGATCGGTGTTGAGTTTCAAATGCCATCAGGTAATGATTATAATACTGATGCAGCATTTAGAGATACTAAAAAAATAGCAGATATACTTTGCTTTGGCACATCATCAACACATTGGAATGGATCTGCAGATGATATTGGTTTTAGAACTTACAGAACAGATACAAATGCAAATTTAAGTACATCAGAAGGACTTAAAAATTATAGTGGAATTACAAGTTATTTTACAACTACAATTTATACATCAACTTTAGATATTAAACCAACTGATGGAAACGCTAATTATACAATTGGTACTTCAGATGGATTTGGTGGGCAAGCTATGTATGTAGTTAAAGATGAAATTGCGGATTTTACTGATCTTCCATTTTATGCCCCAACTGATGCTGTAATAAAAATAACAGGTGATGAAGGCGATACCCTTTCAGATTATTATGTAACATTCCAACAAGAAGGTATTTGGAAAGAAACTGTAGGACCGGGAGTTGTATTAGGATTTGATCCAGCAACAATGCCACACGCACTTGTAAATAATAATAATGGCACATTTACATTTAAACAATTAACTTGGGATCAAAGAATATCAGGAGATGCTAATACAAATGGTGATCCCACGTTTGTTGGTAAAACAATTAATAATGTAACATTTTATAAAAATAGATTAGGTTTTTTATCAGGTGAAAATATTATCTTTAGTGAAAATGGTTCGTTTTATAATTTCTTTAAAACAACTGGCACTAACTCATTAGACACTGATCCTATTGATATTGCAGCGTCGTCTACACAAGTTTCGACATTAAAACATGCTATGTCGTATAATGAACAATTACTTTTATTTTCAGATACTACTCAATTTATTTTAAAATCAGATGAAGGAACATTAACTCCTTCTGGTGTATCAATAACTGCAACAACAACGTTTGAGCATAATGAAGCAATTGATCCAATATCAGTTGGTAACTATGCATATTTTATTCAGAAAAAAGGAAATTTTAGTGGTGTTAGAGAATACTACGCCGATAATGATACATTAACAAACGATTCAGTTGATATTACAGCAGGTATTTCATCTTATATACCATCAACAATAACTTCAATGTTTGCGTGTCCAATGCAAGATACTATACTTATATTTCCACATGATACAAAAGTTGGTGAGTCTACATCTCCATACACAGTTGGAAGTAATGTTGCGCCAACTAATGCAAAAGAAATTTATGTTTATAAATACTTTTGGGATCGAAATGAAAAAATACAAGCATCATGGTCAAAGTGGGTGTTTGATGGTGTAGAAATATTAGGTGGTATGGTTATTGAAAGTACCGTGTATTTAATAGCTAATGATTTGCAAGACTGTCGTTTATACACATTAGATTTACAAAATTTATCAGAAGATACTTTAACCTATAATGTAGCTTTAGATCATAAAGTTAAACTAACGGGATCATATAATGCTGGAACAGGTAAAACAACTTATACTTCTCCATATGGAGAACGTGCTGGTTTGTTTGCTGTTGATGCTGCAACAGGAATTGATTTAATATTAACAAATTCAGGTGCAACTTATTATGCTGAAGGTAATTATCCTAACGCAATATTTGGAACTAAATATACAACTAAATATCAACTTTCACCAGTATATATAAAAGAACAATCACCAGGTGGTGGGCAGTTATCTGTAACTTCAGGAAGATTACAAGTACGTACTATTTCATTTGATTATGAAGACACTGGTTTCTTTAATGTTAAAATACAACCAACAGATAGAGACTTAAGAACATATACAATGAATGGTCAGATTATAAATAATTCTGCATTCACAATTAATAATCCTTCTATTGTTTCAGGTACATTTAAAGTACCAGTGCAAGCAGAAAACACTCAACACACAGTAACAGTTGAAACCGATTCATATTTACCTATGCAATTAGTAGCAGCTGAAGTTGAAAGTTTTTATCATAGAAGATCAAGAAGAGCATGAGTGGTTACGTAAGAGAAGCAAAACTAGAAGATGCTGTTTATTTAAGTGAACATATGCGTGATGAAGATATTAAAGAAATTAAAATATCACATAATGTTGAACCATTAGAAGGTTTACTATCATCATTTCAATTAAAAAATTCCAAAATATTTACAATTGTAGGTAGTAATAAAAAATGTGTAGGTATGTTTGGTGTTTCTGATTGTCCATTTGAAAACAAATTTGGTGTTGCTTGGTTGCTTGCAAGTGATGATTTAAATTCAGACTCAAGACAATTTTTAAAAGAGTCAAGAAGTTGGGTAAATTTATTAAACGAAAAATATGATTATATTTATAATTGGGTGCATCCAGACAATTGGGTAACATTAAAGTGGTTACAATTTTGTGGATTTAAACCAAAATCAAAACATCAGTATGGTGTTAACAATGAGGAATTTTTATTAGTTATGAGGGAAAAACATGTGTAATCCAGCAGCAATGGCTGTCGCCAATTTTGGTTTTAAAGCAGTAAGTGCATACGCAGAACATCAAGGTAAAAAAGATATTGCTAGAAAACAAGCTTTAGCAAATACTGAAGCTAGAAAAAGTGCAAACAAAGCTTACGGTGAAGATTTAACACGTATTGAAGCATCACGTATTGCAGAAAATGAAAAATTAGCAGCAGAAAAATTTGGAATTAAAATTGAGAAAATGGATAAACTAGCAGAAGCACAAAACCGTGCTGGTGAAGGTAAAGGTGAAGTTGTTGCTTTATTAAGAGATATTGGATTTGATGCTGATTTTGATACAAATTTAATTCAATCAGGTATTGATACATCTAATCAACAATTTGATTTTGCAAGAGCAGATGCGTTTGCTGCAATGCAAAGAGTATATAATAATTTACCTGCAGTAAACAAACCAAATATGCTTGATTTAGCTATTAAAACTGGATCTGCAGCAGTTGAGTCTACAACTAGATATAAGAAAGGTGATTACGGTAAAGTATAATGGTACAATCAACATTTTCAGGTGTAAGACAAGTTTCAAATACAAATAGTCTTTTAGAATTAGCTAACACTTTAAATAATTATGCAACACCAGCACTTAATGAGTATGCTAGTTATAAAGGTAAAAAAATAACAGAAGAGACAGATAGAACGGCAGAACTAAAAGCAAGATCTACTTCTGCTAAATCATATGCAGATGCAGTTGCTAATGGAGAACTTGATGGAACACAATCACCATATTGGCAATCAGTTTATGATAATGTTAAAGGTAAAAATCATGGTATTCAATTTGGTGTAACAAAAACAACAGCATTAAACGAATGGATACAAAACAATATTGCTGAAGATCCAAACTGGGAAGATAAAGATGGCACTCAGTTTTTTGAGTGGTCATCACAATATGATGTAGATTATTTTAAAAATACTCTTGAGAAAGAAAGTAACTTTTTTAAAAAAGGTTTAGATGGATTAGTTGGTCAAACAAATGCAAACTTAGGTCAAAGTTATACTGCATACATTAAAGAACGCCAACACACATTACTTAAAAAGAATTTAGAAAATGTAATTTTAAATGCAATTGAAATGGACATTAAAATATTTTCAACTGATGATGCAGAGCAAGTTGAAGGTAAAACTGTTGCTAATGAATTATATCGTGTAATTACTACAGAAGGATCTAATGCTAAACTATTAGCTGGATTAAAAGGTGATGAATTTAATAGTATTGTTTTAGGTGCAGCAGAATCTGCAATAGCTAAATATGCTGTTGTAGGTGATCCAAATGCTAATTTTGATATGGCATTTTCTATATTAGATAAAGTAGAAGATTATAAAAGACCAAATGGATCAGATTTATTTAATTCTGAAAGTAAAAAACAATGGGCTGATTTAAGACAATCACTTCATAGTGAGCAAGAAAGACACGAAGCTTTTTTAGAGCAAGAACGTAAAGAAATAATGCAAGATAAATTTATTACAAATAGTATTAAAAGATTAAAAAACGGTTTTACTGGTGGTGCACTTGCTGGATATGATCCACAAGCACAAGAAAAAGCAGATTTTGCAGAAGATGCGTATACAAAAATTATGCTTGATTGGGCTAGAGTAAATAATCCTGATTTAGATACAGACGAAGGTTTGTTACAAATGCAAAACTTCGCTGATGAGTTAGAAAATGAAATATCAGGTTATTATAAAATTAGGTATGGTGAAGATGTAAAAATATTTGATTTAAAAAAATATAGATATAAACACGAATCACAACGTATACAAAATATTCCATTACAATTTTCAAGTAAAGAAGAAGCTGATTTACATATATCAATATTTAATGAAACAGGAAAAGGCATAATAAGAGATGTAATGGATTTATATGGAATTGAAGATCCAAGAACACTTTTTGCACAACAACAATTATTAATGCTTAAAGCTGGTTGGCTTGCTGATAATACTACTGAGGAATAATGTCAGATATAAAATTACCAAATTTTAGTGATTCACTACCTTTAGATAATGCTAATGAATTACCACTTTTTTCTTCAAAACTTGGTTTTGATGAAGACGAATTAAAAAAACAAAGATTACTTGATGAAGAAACAGAAAATGAATCTGGTTTTTGGAGTGATTTTTATGAAGGTGGTATAGGTGCTATTTCTGGATTTCCAAAAGGTGTAGAAGGATTAGCTGAATTTGTAAACATGACTATTAATCCTTGGATTTCACTTGGTGAAAATACATGGAACTATGTTAGTACAGGCAAATGGGATAAGGATTTAGTACATAAAGAATACTTCCCTGAAAGTGGTGTTGATATAACACCGGAATTTTTAAGACCAGAAGAAAATACAGTTGCCGCATTTAATGCTGATGTAGTTGCTTTCTTTTCTAATTACGGATTAATTAAAAGTAGTTTAAAAGCAATTCCATTATTAGCTAAAGATCCAAAAAAATATTGGGGATTAGGAAAAGAATTATTTGTAGGTGCTGGTGCTGATGTAACAGCTTTTGATCCTGAAGATGGGACGGCTGTTGAATCATTACTTAGACTTTATCCAAGCTTAAAAAATCCTGTAACAGAATTTTTAATAACTGAAGATGATTCAGTTGGAGTAATTAAATTAAAACAAGCTTTAGAAGGTGCTGGTATAACTGGTGGTCTTCATATTATTATTAAAGGTTTATCATTATTTAAATCACTACATAGTAATGTGGTAAATGGCTTTAGAGCTAAAAGAGCACAAGAAAATGCTATTATGGCTGAAGCAAATAAAAAAGGTATTATTGCTGATGATGCTGCAGACGCACAAGTTAAAATTGAAATCCAATCAAAAGCTAAACCAACACCAAAAACAAAAGTCAAAGAAGTATTATTAGATACAAAAGAATTAATTAAAAATATTTTAAATGCAAAAAATATTGATGATGTTGAATTACCTATAAACGTTAAAAACTTTAAATCACATAGAGATACACAAAAAGTAATTGAAGTTGTAGTTAAATCTATGATGAAGTCTCAAAAGAAATCTTGGGATGAAGTTATTACTAATAAACAAGTTGATGAGTTATCAGACATGATGGACATGGAAGCTGATGTGCTTGCCAAAGGTTTAACACAAACAGATAATGTTGCTGAATTACCATTTAGAGTTATTGCAACTAAAAAGGCATTACAAGGTTTAGCACTTGAAGCTAAAAGATTATCTAAACTTATTACACGAGGTGAAGCATCAATAAGTACAAAGACTGATTTTGCTAAAACACTAGCAATAATTGCCAACACTACTGATGAATTAAAAACTGCAATACAAGCTGCAGCAAGAACTACACAAGCTGGCAGAATAAAAACTGGTGCTGCTAAAATAGATATTAATGCACTCAATGATATTGTTAAAAGTTTTGATGGCAACATAGATGAATTTGCAGCGCGTATGTCAAAAATTGATGATTTTTCTGCTATTAAGAAAATGGTAGAACGTTCATTTGCAAGACGTTCTTGGGATGCATTTACAGAAGTATTTATTAATGGATTATTATCTGGTCCAATAACTCAAGCAATTAACTTAAGCTCAAGTTTTGTTGAAATGTTTTTAAGACCATTAGAATTATTGGCTGGTGGATTAGCAACATCATTTACTAGAAATGGAAGAAGATCAGTACGTTTAGCTTTTGCAAGATATAGAGGATTAATAAAAAATATTGATGATACATTAATTTCTGTATGGAAAGCTTTAAAAGAAGAAGACTTAATTGCAGATAAAGGCGGAAGAATAATAGAACAGCAAGCGCCAAAAGCATTATCATCTCAAAATTTTAATATTAAAAATAAAACAGGTGCATATGTATTTGATTTGATTGCTAAAACATTAAGATTACCTTCGCGTCTTTTAGTTACAGGTGATGAATTATTTAAACAAATGAATTACAGAGGTAAGCTACATGAGCTTGCAGTACAAAAAGCATTAACAAAAAATCTTAAAGGTGCTAAATTTGATTCATTCGTAAGAAACTTTGAGAAAAAAGGTTTTGATAATTTAGGTCGTTTTGTTAATGAAGAAGCAAAACAATATTCTCGTATATCTACATTTACTGAAGATTTGGCTAATGGTGCACATATTGATTTTGGTGGTGCAATACAAGCAGGTGTTAGACACGCACCAGTATTAAAATTAATATTTCCATTTGTAAGAACACCAACAAATTTATACAGACATAGTATGGCAAGATTGCCAATAACTGGTTTATTGCAAAAACGTAATCTTGAAATGTTAATGGCTGGTGGTGCTCAAAGATCTGAAGTTATTGGGCGTCAAATGCTTGGAACACTTATTTTCTATAAAGCATATGATGCAGCAGTTAATGGAAATATTACAGGAGGTGGACCAAAAAATCCTACACTTCGTGAAGCATGGTTACTAACTCACAAACCATATTCAGTTAAAGTAACAAATGATGATGGTACCATTGATTGGGTACGATATAATCGTATGGACCCAAGATTTATGGTTGTTGGTATCATAGCTGACTTAGTTAATTTCTTTGATGAAAGTAATCCAGAAAAAGGAAAAGATATTGTTGCTGGAGTAATGGTTAGTTTAGCTAGTAACCTAGCATCTAAAACATATATGCAGACTGTAACTGAATTAGCAACAGCAATTGGAACTGAAAGTGAAACACGATTTGCAAATTGGAGAAGAAACACTTTACTAGGATTCGTACCAGGAAGTAGTTTTATGCGTCAAACAAACAATGACCAAGCAATGCGTGAAGTAAGATCATTAGCAGATGCGCTTGAAAATATTACTTGGGGTGATGCTGAAAACCTTCCACCAAAAAGAAATATGTTAGGAGAAGTACAACATAAAGCAAATGGTATATTTGGTTTTCCTAAACAATGGTGGGCACCAATAGTTGTTGGTAAAACAGCCACAACTAAAGATACAAAATTATACAATGAATTAGCTAAATTAGCAGCTACATCAAATACTGATCCTGGAAAAGGTATTTCAAAACAAAATAAAAAAATATCAGGCACTAATATTGATTTAACTGACAAAAAATATGAGCGTAATGGTAAGTTACCATATGATTTAATGTTAGAAGAATTATTAACATTTAAAATAAATGGATTAACAGTAAAAGAAGCATTAAATGCTACAATTAATTCACCTGAATATAAAGCAAATAGAGACGTTCAACCAGGTTTTTTAAATGATGTTAAAGCACAAATGCTTAGAACTATTTATAATAAGTACAAAACAGAAATAAGAATTAAAGTTATCAATGCTAATCCTGTACTTAAAAAGGATTATATGAAAACTAATATTGATAAGGCAAGATCAAAAACCATAATTAATGATGGTACGACAGGTAGCGGATTAGACCGCTTATTAGACTACTAAACAGATACCTCTATAGGAAAAATAATGGCAAACTCGTACGTAAGATACACAGGAAATGGAAGCACAACAGCTTTTAGTATTCCTTTTTCATATATAGACAGTACACATTTAGCATGTACTGTTGCTGGTGTTAGCACAACATTTACTTTAAATGCTGCTGGTACAACGGCGACATTAGGCTCTGCTCCTGCAAATGGCGCAGCAATTGAATTTAAACGAACATCAAGTCAAACAGCAAGACTTACAGATTATCAAGCTGGATCAGTATTAAAAGAAGCTGATTTAGATAATGACTCACTACAAGGTTTCTTTATGAGTCAAGAAGCTATTGATACTGCAGCAGACGTTATTACAACTGATAATGCAGATTTTCAATGGACTGCTGGAAGTAAAAGAATTAAACTTGTTGCTGATCCAACAGGCGCACAAGACGTCGCAACAAAGAATTATACTGATACAGCAGCTACATCACAAGTAACTCAAGCAACAACTCAAGCTACAGCAGCAGCAAGTTCTGCGACGAGTGCAGCTTCAAGTGCAACGAGTGCAACTGCATCTGCTTCAACAGCAACGACTAAAGCTTCAGAAGCAAGCACAAGTGCAACAAGTGCATCTACCTCTGCGTCGACTGCAACCACTAAAGCTAGTGAAGCATCTACGTCGGCAAGCAGTGCTGCATCATCTGCAAGTACAGCTTCTGGTCATGCAACAACTGCAACAACAAAAGCGAGTGAAGCAAGCACAAGTGCTACTAATGCTGCAACTTCCGCAACAAGTGCTGCAGCTAGTTATGATTCGTTTGACGATAGATATTTAGGTGCAAAGAGTTCAAACCCTTCAGTTGATAACGATGGTGCAACTCTAATTGATGGAGCAATTTATTTTAATACAACGAATAATGTAATGATGGTGTATGACTTAGGTAATACAACATGGCTTAGAACAACACCAACATCTTCAGATCAAACAGCAATTAATACAGTAAATTCAAATGCTACTAATATAAATACAGTAGCAGCTCAAAATTCAAATATTACAACTCTAGCCGGCATTTCTAGTGATATAACCAGTGTAGCTGGAATCGCAAGTGATGTTGCAGCAGTTGAAAATAAATTAACAGAAATTGAAGCAGTGGCCGATGATTTGGCAGAAGCAAGTTCAGAAATAGATTTAGTTGCTGGATCAATTGCTAATGTAAATACTGTTGGTGGTTCAATTGCTAATGTCAACACAGTTGGTGGTGCAATAGCAAATGTAAATACAGTGGCTTCAAATGTAAGTGGTGTAAACAGTTTTGCTGATCGATATAGAGTAGGATCAAGTGATCCTTCTAGTTCACTAGATGAAGGTGATCTTGCTTTTAATACAACTTCAAACGCTTTTAAATATTACGATGGTTCTGCTTGGCAGACTATAACAGCTGATACCGATGTTAAAACAAAAGTATCTTCTAATGATACTACTGCAGGATTTCTTAATGGAAAACTTGTAGCAGGATCAAACATTACTTTTACTGAAAATTCAGATGGAGGTAATGAAACATTAACCATTGCAGGAAGTGATAATTCAATCCCTTTTGCAATAGCATTAGGATAACACATGGCAAATAATTTTTCACAAGCTGACGCAACTCTAGCTAATAATAATTTGACAACTGTTGTCTCTACTACTGGAAATAAACAAATCGTTATTGGTTTACTTATTTCAAACACAGGCACATCTTCTATTAATGTAGATGCTGTATTAAATGATGGATCTAACGATAGATACATTATTAAAAATGCACCTCTACCAACCGGAAGTTCGCTTGAATGTGTTCAAGGAAAAATAGTTATTCCAAGTGGTGGAGCAATAAAAGTTAAAAAAGATGCTGGAACAGCAGACGTGATTGTTTCATTATTAACAGACGTAGCATAGGAGACTCATGGCATATTTAGGTAGTAAACCACAAAGTGGTTTTATTAGTAATGCTAAAGAGCGATACACTGGTATAACTACAGCTTATGTAGATTTAAACCACAGTATAGCTTCATTAGCCGATGTCATAGTGTGGGTGAATTACGTTAAACAAGACGCAACTAATTTAACTTTAACAAGTTCTACAAGAATTACATTAGGAGCAACTTTACAAAATTCGGATATTGTAGAAATTGCTTATCTAGGAAAAGCAGTAGCAACACAAACACCAGACACAGGTACAGTTACTAATGATATGTTGGCAGGAAGTATAGCAAACTCTAAACTTGCAACTCCTCCACCAACACTAACTGGCTCAACTGATAATACTGTTGTTACAGTAACAGGTGCTAATGCTATGCAAGGAGAAGCCAATTTAACTTTTGATGGTACAGATTTAGATGTTGGTGCATCTTGTAAAATATCAAGTAATGGTGCTATTGCTAATTTTAGCAATCATAATGGCTCTGCTTCTGAAACCGCTTTAGCAACAAGTGATGGAAATGAAAAAGTAAGATGTTTTAATAGTGGTGTAGTTACATTTGAAAGTCAAGGCACAGAAGGTATGCGTTTAAATGGAAATGATTTAACAGTAAGTCGTGCAAACAATTTTACTAATAATGGAACAGGTGGAGGTAGTGGAGTTAGACTATCTGATGTTGGTGGTACTAGAGGAGAAATAGGAGTAGAAAAAACTGGCACAGCCGCGGCAGGAATGATTTATTTCTACAATGGTAATGGTACAGTAGGTGGTATTGTAACTGATGGTAGTAATACTTCTTATGCAACTACTTCTGATTACAGATTAAAAGAAAATGCAGTAGCTATATCAGATGGTATAACAAGACTTAAAACTTTAAAGCCTTACAGATTTAATTTTAAAGCTGATAAGGATAAAACAGTAGATGGTTTTTTTGCACATGAAGTAACAGCAGTACCAGAAGCTATTACTGGAGAAAAAGATGCTATGGCTGTTGAAACAAGATACACAGCTAATGATGTAGAAACACAAGGAGATAGTCCAAGTAAAAATGTTGGAGATGCAAAAACTTATTCTACAACAAAAATAGAAACACAAGGCATTGACCAATCAAAATTAGTTCCTTTACTGACAAGTGCCTTACAAGAAGCAATAACAAAAATAGAAACTCTTGAAGCTAGAGTACAAACATTGGAGAACGCATAATGGCTTTTACAACTTTGCCGACTTCGGCTTACTCAACTTTAGATGCAACTAAACTTAGTGGTAATCTTCCTGCTATTAGTGGTGCTAGTTTAACTGGTATTGCGAGTGCAGATAATAAACCAGCTTTTTCAGTAGTTAAAACTGATAATCAAAGTTTATCAAATAACGCTGATACTAAAGTTACTTTTCAAACAGAAGTTCTTGATAGTAATGGTGCTTTTACTTCTAATAGATTTACTGTTCCTGTTGGTACACCAGACGCAAAATATTTTATTTTTGGACAAGCATTTCACAATTCAGGAAATAATAGTGATTTGAAAGTAGCTTCTTTAAATCTTTTTGTAAATGGTTCAAGACAAGCCATGTCAGTTTCAGACCAACGAGCTGGTCAAGGTAGAGGAGAAGGAAGGACAGTCAGTAAAATATTAGGTTTAAGTGCTGGCGATTATGTAGAACTATATGCAAAAGTAGATACTGATGATGCTGGAATAACTTTAGATGGTGGAGATAGTCAAACAACTTTTGGAGGATTTAAAATAATAACATGAGTTTATATAATAAAATTAAAAAATATATTAATGATGATAACAAACTACAAACAGCATTTGATAATGAAACTATAAGATTACAAGATGATATGATTGATAACGTAAGTAATCCTTATATTGCAGTTTGGACATATTCTGAAAAACCTAAACCAACTCAAGAGGAGCTAGACGCATTATGAGTTCATATTTAGGAAGAGGGATTGACCAAATAGATAATATATCAACTTTAGATAATTTATCTTTCAATGGAAGTTCAGCAACATTTAACCTAACACAAAACTCGGTAGCTTTTACACCAGTAAGTGCAGACGCATTACAAATTCAAATTGATGGTGTAATACAATCTGGCAACTATACTGTTAGTGGCTCTA